GGTCATAGACACGTTCACTAAAACTATCACTTAAGCCATTCACCGATGACCCCACACTTACCAGCGACTTCTGGACACGAGATATAGCTTCAGAAGCAACCCTCTCTGCTGTAATATCATTATACCCCAAACGACTGAACTGGCACAAGACCTGAACACTGTATCGCCTAAGCCAGTACTGCGAATAGCCAGGAGCTATTTCCTTCAGATCGTCTCGAACATGAGGCCAATCACCAGGTTCGTAAGGATCGTTGACATATACTAGAATGCTGATACCGTTTTCTACTGCCTCTGGGTCCTGTTGTAACGGGCCTTGCCTGACCAAGCCAGATTTACTACTGTCACTTACATTGGTTAGACATTCAGTAGTTAGATAACTAACTATGGCTTGTATAACAACATCGTCTATACCATTCATGACCTGGCCCCACGTCTATATAGCTGATGGAAGGTACTTCTTAGCTTATCTATCTCTCGCAAGTAGTTCTGACGTAGACGCTCTGCCTCAGGAAGAACAGGACTGTCGTTACGACGCCCATCATTCCACCGAGAGAGGTTTACATCTTGAGTAGTTACTCTCTCATGACATAACATAGCTGAAAAATACACCAGGGCTAGATAAGCTGCACGTGGAGCAGGAACAGAGTCAGTGGTATTAACAATCTCTGTACGATAAGCAGCATAGTTTATATTTATAGCTGTTCCCTCAGAGACAGAGGCTATCATAGTAATAGTCTTAGCCCCTGTCTCTGTATCACTAATCGTGTAACGCCTACCATACTTGGCAAACCGCTCGGCAGGATGGTCAGATGCCTCTTCCCAAAATGTCCCCGCTGGGTGTTCAACTAGCAACACCTCTAAGATGTCAGTTGGTAGTGTAAAAGATAACCCCTCACTAGATGCACTAGGGGTGTACTGATATGACTTCTCCACCGGAAAATAAGTGGAGAAGTCATTTACCGCTAGATTGATATAACGCAACAACTCTGTATCCGTCCATCTGGGATTAGCAGATGTATCACTAAGAAATGTACGAATGTAGTTGTCACTAAACGTTTGCCAATCCATAGTATGCTCCAGTACTTAGCTAGAAGCCGCAGTCATAATAACCTCTACGAACTCAGGCCGGAATTGCTGTTGCTTAAAGATACCATACCAGCCAACTCGATTGATCCGCAAGAAGTCATCAATCACCGGAGGAACAACAACGTTGGGTCGTTGCACAACGGCATAGACAATTGATTGAGGGCCACCAACAATCACCACTGGGTAGATGTCACGTGCTTCAGTAACATATTGCCCCGAAGCATGGTCACGCAAGATGGGTTTCTTGAGAGTGATCGTAGTACCACTGACGCTGCTGATAACTACATGCTCAGCAGCAGGGTCTGTTTCCAGTACTGCGGTGCCAAGAGCATTATCATGAATAGTAATCTCCTGATTAGCAGCAAACCCAGTACCACTGGCTACAGTAAGAGATGTAGCACCCTTAGTGGCAGCTCCATTAAGTGTACTCTGGACCGTAGCAGTCCCAGCATTAGGGAGCCTGGCCCGATTAGATTTCACAAACCGGACATTATCCCACATACCAATTTCNCCNTTAAAGAGCTGACGCGCACCAGCGTAGTGNGAAGCATTGATCCAACTAGAATCCTTACGAATNTCACGAGCCACACGAGGATGCACAACTGCAATAGCNTTNCCCTCAGGGTCCATACCAAAGGCATCACGCGACTCAAGGTTGGTCATTGCCAAATCAGCATAATCCACNGTGAAAGTGTCACTAGATGTCAGTGCACTTCGGGCAGTCTTACTACCGGCATACCACAGGTTCTCAGTGATAGCCAGAAAAGCGTTACGGGCTGTAACGTCAACCGAATCAACAAGGTTCCAACCCACCTTGCCACGGACCATAGAGTCAAAATCGCCACTATTCCAGAACGAAACCATGTTATGGAACTTGTTGGTCTTCAGAATGTTGCCACGCTCTTCAACCGTGACAGTAATCTGACGACTATCCAGATAAGCACCCTCTACAAATGGAACACCTTCACTGAGAGCTTCAATGCTAGGCAGAAGATCCATAACTTCTGTAAATGTAACATTCTTGGCGTTTACGTCACCAAGCTTCTCATACTCATGGGTAAGCTGATTGTAAATTGCCCCACTGCGCAGGGTATGAAGCAGTACAGCTTCGTAATACGTGCGCAAACTCTGGGGCAATAGATTTGTAGTAAAAACTCCAGTTTCTACCGTTGCCATGGTTTAACCTCCAGACATGTCAAGCTCCCTTGCCTTCTCTGGTAAGCCATTGTCTGAACTGCTGTGATAGTTCTTCAAACTTGGTAGTACCAGCGGCTTGGGTCAAGGCACTGTTCCAGGCTTCGGATGTAGAGTATGCTGAAGATGTGTTTGCCGGAGCAGGTGCCTGATTGCCAAGGGAACTCACTTCTTTTACTTTTCGGGTTACAACTTCCTTAATCCCATCGTAATACTGCTGTGCGATGCGCTCCATCTGCTCCTTTTCCGACACTGCCGGAATTTGATCAGCCAGAGGCAGCAAATCAGGGTAATCACGAAGGACTTCAAACTTGGTAAGCTCCGCCGTAGAATTGTTATGCTCGGTGGTAAGCTTTTCCAGATCAACTTGAGTACCAGTAAGGCTCTCTGTGAGAGTGCTCACTTTAGCTTCATATTGAGCTTTAATACTCTCAATAGAAGCCTCCACACTGGATTTGCTTTCTCCAAGCTGTTGCAATTCCTGACGCAGCTCCTGAACTTCCTGGTCTCGTGCTGAGATAACCTGAGAAGCACCCTGATAGCGCTTCAGATTGTTCTCTGCCTGGGACTTCCAGTAATCAATAGAGTTCTTATCCGGTTGCTGAGTGGTAGTAGTATCAGGGGGTTGTCCACCCTGCTGAGTGCTACCATGATCAGGACCTTGGTTTGTCACTTTTCGCCTCCTTATGTTAAAATAATCAATAACTAGCTAGAGTATACCATAAAACCCNCTAAATANGCAAACTACTNNNCAGGGGGTGTATCTATCTTATCCAGTTGCGCCTTGAACTGCATCCATTCCTTAATTTCTTCTATCTCTTGAGAAACATCCGTCTTACCTAACACCTTCTGTAAAGCATTCTCAAGTGGTAGAGCATCACTACTCATAAGTTGTACCACTTCATTGACAATATCCATACGATCCCTCGGTAGTAGTGGCGCAAACTCTACAGCTATGTCCGGTAAAAGAACTTCCGGCGGTTCCTCCTGGTGATATAAAGAGTTCATCTTAATGGCAATACGAGTGAGCCTCTTTAGCCCTAATTTCCAGTTAATACGAGCAATCCTGGACAATCTGGTGACTGGTTCCTTACGAATTTGTAGAGTGACACCAGAACGTTGGCTGCCTTGATCTTCACCAAAGTCTACTGAAGCCAAAAATGTATTGTTGATTAATAGCTCCTTGAGTACTCGGATATACCCCAGAGAGGTATTTGGCAACGCCTGACCACTGAGTACCCCCGCTTCAGGGTCTTTATCAGTTCCTACAGCCGTACCTAAGTCCCAGACTACATCACCGGCTAAAGGGAGGTCCTTGGTGGGATCACCTTTACGGTAGTTCCTGACCCACTTGATAGCATGTGCTTCATAGTTGATCTGATCACCCAGGTCAGCCATACGCAAGTTAATCTCATCTTGCAAGCCGGTAATGGATGGAACAATTGAAACCCCATAGAACGAGTTATTCGTCCTCATACGAGGAATGTAGACAATTGGTACCTCTTTTAAGGGATTAGAACTGCTATCTATGAGCTGATCATCTACAAATATTTCCTTTGTTTCTCTGGTCCAGACCTCTTTGTAGACAGCTAGTGTGCCCTTGGCCTTTATCCCAAATATCAATTCGGCCTGACGAGCATCTATCTCATAAGCAATTATCGCCTCAATGATATTCAGTGTTACAGGGTCCCAAACTGGAAAAACCATGCTGGACGGTCTCTCCACAAAGGAAATAGTGCCATCAGATATATCTACCATAACCTGTAAAAAAACGCCGCCATCTACCTGAACATCTATACCCCCAGAAATAAGAGTACTGTCCAATAGGTCCTGGCAAATGGGTAAAGCCTCTGCAAGGGGGGTACCATTGACATCTATATTCACTACTGAACTGTCAAACTGGCCCCATACAGAAGAAGCATGGATGATAGATAGCGTCTGGACAAAGTTGATGGATAATGGGTACCGTCTGGGAGTGGCATTGCCTGGTAATGTCTCAGTATCCACTAGTTCATCAAATATCCACCCATCAAAATAGTAACGGTAGGCGTTATATCGCTCCTGCTGAGTCTGCCAGTGCCCCAACGGGTAACGACCACCCTTCAGAGAGTTGAATTGAGACAAATCAGACATAATAGTCGTATACATTATAGCCGCTCCAAGTCCTTGATCTGTGACTTAAGCCCCTCTATATGAGAAATCAGGTCATCGTATACACGTTTGGTTTCCTCATCTTGGGCTACACCCTCCCCAGTATGGACACGTGAGTCATGACGAATAAGAATTAACATCATGGTAGTGAGAGTGATTGTATTAGCACTAATCATCTTGTTCAATCGGTCAATGGAAGACGATATTGTCTTGACTAACCAGTATAACAGAAATGTGAAAGCACTACTAATAACTACGTAAGCACTGGCATTGATGATAGGTAGTTGGTCGGGAGATTGCATCATACTCTTCTCCTACTGGAACGACGATAGCTGTTGTAAGCCCTACGTGCTCGACTGTCTAATCTGGTACCTGGACGTAGTTCTTGGTCTGTCTCTGGAGATTGATTAACATATTTGGCTAGATGAGTGGCCCCCATGAGAGCACTAACAATGTCTTGAGCTATCTTGTTATCCGGTAGTCTGTAGTTTATTAACTGTTGACGGAATCCCTTAATAAACGGTATCTTTAACCCCTCGTTCTGGACCAGTACCCGTAATGAGTTTAGCATGGCATATTTGTCCTTTTGGAAATTCAAATTATCCAGAGCTATACCCAAGTCATCAAAAGCTAGTTCGTCTAGGGCCTTCTGAGAACCCGTAGCATCAATGCCTTTGTACACAGGTGAGTACTTGTCAAGAGCATAGCGATATTCACTCAAGAAGGGAGCATACCTACCCTTGCCACTAGGCCAAGAGAAGAATACTAGCTTGTACGGGAGTGTGGTTACATCTAAGCAGATAATACAGGGAGCATTGCGATGAGGAGGAGCATTGGACCCTGGATCACCGGAAAGTACGTAGACATGTCCTTCGCGTAGCGGCGCCTCCCACCTGACAACCCCAAGACGAGGAGACATGCTAACTGAGTAGCCACTCTTGGGCCCCTTAGCAGTATACTCCTGTTCAGCAATGGGAAGCCAATCCATATCCGTAATAGCCTCCACCTGATCACGTGGAAACTCACTGCTGATGAGGATAGGAAATTCAGCACTAAGCTCCTGGTCACGTAACTCAGCTGGGGTGTCTTGCTCTATCTCTTTGATCTGCCACTGTGGTAAATGGTAGTTTTCATAGATCGTTACCCGAATACTGTGGTACCTGTCAGGATCATAATCTTCGTATTCTGGTTCAGCACCACGACGCCACCTTTCATATAGCCAGGGAGCATCTGTTGGAGTAGTGGTAATAGTTAAACGCCCCATACGAGGAGTGCCATCTGGACGAGTACCACGTAAACGACCCCTCAATGCCGATAGAGTACTCTCGTAGGGTTCATATCCCCCCTCATCGAAGTTGATCTCATCAAACTCGGAACCCCTAATGTGCTGAGCCTCATACCCAACTGTCATGAATGATAGAGACGCCCCCGTAACAAGCTCTATTTCAGGATATGGCTTTTTCCGTATGTTACTGATAAATTTCTCATAACGCTTGTTGCCATCTATGCGGGCCATCAAGTACTCAAACATCAGGTTGGCCTGAAATGAGGAGATAGATACGTTCAGGAAACGGTAGTAGGGAGTAGTAGTAGCATACGCTAAAGAAGATAATGCCCGACCACTGGTCTTTCCAGATGCAACACCCCCCAAAACAAGAACATTGGGTTGTAGAGCATGATGCATCTCAATCTGCTTGGGTAACATTTCCATACCAAAATACCACCCAGTAAATACAGATAGACCAGTGGCCTCACCAGATATACTACCAGGTACTATCCTGGTACGAAGTAATATTTCTTTGTCTACTTCAGTAATCAATTAACGACCCCATCCCCGTGAATTATGAGCAAAAACAGCCATCTTCCGTACAGATTTAGTCCGACTTCTCTTCCCCTGAGAAATACAAGCAGAAGTCACCCCAGAGAAACCCTTTCGTTTACAGTAGGATGTAAATTTACCCCGATGAGAAGATTTAATGCTAATTCGTCTTTTCCGCCGCCTGGCCATTTTCCATACCCCCCACAATTACGTCCGTCATCTCTACTCGAAATAGAACATCTTGTAGAGATGAAGCTAAATACAATGCAGATGTCTCACTCAAACCAGCATTCATTAGATTAACAGTGTATTGAGCTACATGCGCACTAATAATCTCCAACTTCTCCCGAACTACAGCATGATCAATTGCATTCACTGTGGTACCTCCATTATAACATAAAAGTGGCGTTTTTCATAGGTGCATATTATGTAAAAATTGTTTTCCGTGGGTGACAAATATAATTACATCGTATTGTAATTATATGCAACAATAAGGAACTAGTCAAGTAGTAAAGAGTATGCGAAAATGGCTAAAAATATCCCGCTGGGAAGAGTGGGTGAAAATAGCTAAAGATACCCTGCGGGGGGAAGTAGGTGATAGGACATAACATAGAGGGTTAAAAGTGAACCTACCGGTCTATCCGGCTGGTAAGAAATCTAGGACGTAGTTAGCAGTTGTAGTTGCAGTTGGTGCTACGACCCCGACTGGGACTACTAGCAATTTACGGTATCGCTACCCA